TAGAGCATGGTGTTGGTTTCTGGGTGTTGCGGAAGGATTGAAGCACTACTACGACATGGCTGTGTATGCCCGCGACTCTGGTGACAAGGAGTGGGGGGTGTTCCACTGGAAGTCATCTGACATACTTCCTCCAGATGTGATCGAAGCCGCAAAGCGTAGAATGAGCGCAAGGCAATATCGTCAGGAGTACGAAGCCAGCTTTGAGACGGCAGAGGGGCGCATATACGACGACTATTCCAGCGAGAACCATACCGATGCAGCGATTGCACCACATGAGCAATTGATGTGGATGCATGATCAGAACTTTACTCCTCTATCGTCAGCCATTGGAGTACGGCGCGGCGATTCGCTTTACCTTCTGGATGAGATCGTTTTGTCGTCAGCAGTTTCCAAGCAATCGGCTTTAGAATTCGTGGACAAGTTCCGCAATCATGATAATAAAAGCGTGCTGATTTACGGCGATCCGGCTGGGCGAGCAGGCGAGAAGCACGGGCATGCGTCGGATTACACCGAGATAGAGGATGTGCTGCGCGGAAACGGATGGAAGTTCGAGCGCCGCGTTTCCACTTCGCATCCGGCCATCAGGGATAGGCAGAACGCAGTGCGTGCTAAAATTTGCACCGCAGACGGAAAGCGCACACTATTCGTCAATCCATCTACAGCCAGATGGTGCGATAAGGGATTATCGACGGTGCAGACAAAAAAAGGCAGTGCGTTCCAAGAGGATCAAGGCAACGAATATCAGCACATCACTACCGCTATCGGGTATTGCATTGCTTACGAGTGGCCTATTGATGATGGCGTGATATTCACCGGCATCGGCTCGGCCAGATAGGAGAAAAGCATGGCGATTGATTTTCAGCACAAGGAATACAAGGAGCACATCGACCAGTGGGAGATGATCGACGCTGTATGCGAGGCCGACGACGATGTGCAGAAGTACCTGATCGAGCTAAACCCGCTTGACCGTAGCCCTGAGAACCGAGATCGAAACAAGTCATACCGAGAGCGAGCAGTGTTCTACCCTGTTGCCGCACGAACTACGAACGGGCTTTTGTCCATGCTATTCAACGATTGGCCGCGCCTTGAGGTTCCGACTACGTTGGATTACCTGGCAACAAACTGCGACGGAGCCGGAACATCGATCTACCAGCAATCGCAATGCGTGGCAGAGGACATCATTTCTATTGGCCGCAATGGCCTGTTCGTCACCTACCCAGAGGTAGAAAGTCCGCTATCCCGCGCCGACATGGCATCCGGTCGCTACACGGCAACCATCCATGAGATCGATGCTGACCGAATCATCAATTGGCGGCTGTCTCAGGTTGGATCGCAGATGAAGCTGTCTCTTGTCGTATTCCGCGAGGAGATCGAGGAAGTTCAGCCTGACGGCTACGAGGTCGAGTGTGTAACCCAGCTTCGGGAGCTTGCGCTTATCGATGGCGTGTTTTTCGACCGCAAATGGCGCAAGAACAAGGACGACGACACTTGGTTCGTCTTTTCCGAATCGACTCCGCGTGATGGTTCCGGCAACCAGTGGGGCGAGATACCGTTTATTTTCATAGGGGCGAAGAGCAACACGACCGACATCGACAAGACTACGATGTACTACCTGGCCAAGCTGAACATTGCCCATTATCGCAATTCAGCCGACTACGAGGATTCGACGTGGTTTGCCGGTCAGGCTCAACCATGGATGTCTGGAGTCACTTCAAACCACATCAAGATGATGCAGGACAACAATATGTACGTCGGCAGCCGAAACATGCTAGGCGTACCTGCTGGAGAGACATTCGGCTTTGCATCGGCTCCGCCTAATCCTGCAGTACGTCAGGCGATGATGGACAAGCTGGACGCGATGATCGGTCTCGGTGCTCGGTATTTGCAGCCTAACGGCGCATCGAAAACGGCGACTCAGGCAGAGAATGAAGCCGCTATCACACACTCGGATTTGTCGCTCATCAGCAGCAACATCAGCGAAGCCTACACGCTGGCAATCCAGTGGGTTGCGCGGTACATGAACGTCACGCTTTCCGAGAATGACGGCTACACTCTGAACAAGGAATTTATCGAGCCGGATGCATCGCCGCAGGAGATTCAGGCCATCATCGCAGGATTCATTCAGGGTGCCATCCCGGCCAGCGATTACTTCCGCTGGCTGCAAAAGGTGGACCTGACGGACGACGACAAGACGTTCGACGAGTGGTCGCAGGAGATGAACATCAACGCGACGATGCCTGATCTTGGTGATGCTGGCGACGCGTTAGGGAGCGGCGATTGAGTAACATAACATCGCTTGACGATCATAGGCCACACATTACAGGGCCAGCGATATGTTGCGGATGCGGGTATAGATGGATTGCTGTCGCTCCAGTTGGAACATCAGTGCTGCAATGCCCTGAATGCGAGCAGTTGAAAGGCGTCACGCAGGGATTGATTGAGCCAGACGTTCATTTCGCATGTGCATGCGGATGCTATCATTTCGCAATCTCTCCTGAGCGAATCATGTGCGTAAATTGTGGTGAAGAGCCGATTCTGACATGACCCAAGAATCGCTCATCACCATCGGCACTCGCCATCAGTCGCACCTTGAGCGGCTGAAAACGTCAGAGGCGGCTAAGTTCGATGCGTTCCTGAAATCAATGGATGCAGATATTCGCAACGTGCTGACGGTTGGAAATATCTCCGAGCTTACAAGGGGCAGGCTAAACAAGCTGCTGGTATCCATTCAGCGTGTGATGGCTAGCAACTTCTCTGCCTATGAGAAGGTATATCGCGATAGCGTTGTGAGTCTTGCCGATTATGAGGCCAAGTTTGAGAAGCGTGCGCTTGAGACGGTCGTTTCTGGCGTGACGTTTGATCTGCCTTCCGAGAATCAGCTTATGGCGGCGATCATGAACTACCCGGTCGGAGCTATTGGCGGAACAATCGCAGGCAAGACGCTAATGGATATGTATAGCGGGTTCACTGCCGATCAGATTGCGGCGATCCAGGCTCAGGTTAATATCGGCTATGCAGAGGGACAGACGACGCAGCAGATATTGCAGCGAATCAGGGGCACGAGGGCAGCTAAGTGGAAAGATGGCGCGTTGGCAGTTGTGAAGCGCAATCAGGAAACAATCGTGCGAACGGCATTGCAGCTTGCTGCGAATACTGCACGCGAATCGGTATGGGAGCAGAATAGCTCGGTGATTTCAAAGGTTCGTATTTCGGCAGTGCTCGATAGCAGGACTAGCGCTATTTGTCGCTCTATGGATGGCAGGGAATTCGCCGTCGGAAAAGGTCCGCGTCCTCCGTTTCATGCCCGCTGCCGTACAACAACCGTTGCCGTCCTGAAATCGGAATATGCAGGCTTGTCGAAAGGTCGCACGAGAGCAGAGCGCGACCCAGAGACTGGAAAGATCGGATATGTATCGGCCAACCAGACTTATTACGGATGGCTAAAGGATCAGCCTGCCGACGTGCAAGATTCGATCATCGGTCCATCCAGAGGCAAGCTATTGCGCGATGGTGGCTTGAGCGCAGACAGATTTTCCGAGCTGCAGCTTGGCAAGAACTTCCAGCCGATGACGCTGGATGAGATGAAAAAGGCGGAACCGGCAGCCTTTAATCGTGCCGGACTATAAAGGAGCGATACTATGTGGAAACGATACAGACTGATGGATAAGGCAGGAGAAGGCGAAGGTGGCGGTGCTGGTGATGGCAAGCAGGATATCAAGCCCGAAGATTTTGCTGCGTTGCAGGAAGGCTTGAAGGCTGCGCAAAGCTCAATCTCAGCCCTTGAGGCAAAGAACCGCGAGCTTTTGCAGGAGAAGGCAGACGCCAAGAAGGCGGCAGAGAAGGCTGCAGAGGAAGCGGCCAAGAAGTCCGGCGACGTAGATGCGCTGGAGAAGTCGTGGCAGGAGAAGCTTGCCAACGAGACAGCAGAGCGCGACAAGCGGCTGAATGAATCTCAGGCAATGATCCAGCGGCTAACATCCGGCGCAGCGGCTCAGAGAATGGCGGCTGAATTGGCTGTTCCCGGTTCGGCTGACGTTCTTCTGCCACACATTGAGCGTCGTCTTACAGTAGAGATCAAGGATGGCCATCCTATCACTCGCGTGCTAGGAGATGATGGAAAGCCTTCGGCGCTCTCTCTGGACGATCTGCGTAAAGAGATCGAGTCAAGCCCTGCATTCGCTCCGCTACTCGTAGGATCAAAGGCTTCCGGCGGTGGATCGGCAGGCAAGGGTGACGGTGGAGACGGCGGCAAGGTAATCAGCCGCGCCGCTTTCGATGCTCTCGGACCTGTCGAACGAATGAAGCACTTTAAGGAAGGCGGAAAGGTGATTGACAAGTAAAAAACGGATGCCTATATTGTAGTCATCATTATCGCCGTTAGTGGTCTGCGACCACAAGCGCCGAGGGCAGCGCCCATCATGATTAAACTCATGGGGGCGCTTTCTCTTTAGAGCCTCCGAAAAAACAAAGGAGGCCAAAAATGGCTGAGAATACAATCACTGCTATTTTGCCGGACATCTATGAGTCGCTTGACGTGGTATCGCGTGAACTGACTGGTATGATTCCGGCTGTAACCATGTCTGCATCAGCGCAGCGTGCGTCACTTAACCAGAACATCGTTGTAGATGTCGAACCAGACTATGCAGCAGGTGCGACGATCACCCCTGCAATGGTCGTTCCAGATCCGACCGGAGAAACTTCCGGCTCTACCACCATCACCATCAGCAATTCCAAGGCATACAGCTTTGGCTTCAACGGTGAGGCAGAGAAGGGCTTGCAGACTGGTCCTGGCTATATGTCAGTCCGTGCAAACAAGATCGCCCAGCGCATTCGCCGTCTGGTGAATGATGTCGAAACCGATCTTTGCAACCTGCACACCACTACCAGCCGCGCATATGGCACTGCTGGCACTACACCGTTCGCTACCGCTGGCGATTTCACCGACGCATCGTTTGCAAAGAAGATTCTTCTGGACAACGGCGCACCGGAGTTCGACAACCATCTGGTGATGAACACTACCGCAGGCGCTACGCTGACCGGTAAGCAGGCCGCTGCGAATGTTCAGGGTTCCGACTCGATCATCCGTCAGGGCATCCTGCTTCCGTTGCAGGGTCTTGATCTTCGTCAGTCTGCCCAGATCGCTACTCCGGCAGTCGGTACTGGCGCAAGCTACACGACAGACACTGCAGGTTATGCCGTTGGCTCGACAGCAATCACGTTGATTACTGGCACAGGCACCATCCTGGCCGGTGATGTCGTCACATTCGCTGGCGATACCAATAAGTACGTTGTTGAAACCGCACTGACTGCTGGCGTCGTAACTCTTGCTGCTCCAGGTCTTAAGGTTGCCATCGGTGCATCCGCAACGGCTGTTACTGTCGTTGCAGCAGCCGCTCGCAACATGGTGTTCAACCGCTCGGCCATCGTCCTGGCTGCCCGCGCTCCGGCCCGTCCGGAAGAGGGCGACCTTGCCGAGGACGTGCAGCTTGTGACAGACCCGCGTTCTGGCCTGACCTTCGAGTTTGCCATGTACAAGGGCTATCGCAAGGTGCGCTACGAAGTTGCTCTGGCATGGGGTGTCAAGAACATCAATCCACAGCATACCGGCCTCTTGCTCGGCTAAGAGGTTGCTCAAAAGTAGCCAGTGGGGCGGCGCTCCTTCCTCGCTGGCTAACTTGAGGAACTTTTACGGGAGAGTGATATATGTCAGAAACATGCGAAACCGTGACCATTAAAACTGAAAACGGACCTGTCGTGATTAACAAGTCGGACTTCGACCAGAAGTCTCATACGCTGCATGGCGACGAGAAGCCTGCGCCGAAACAGCGCGGTCGGAAATCGGCTGAATAATGGGCGAGGCAGTAAATGATCCGCTGAACATCAACAAGATGTTCCCGCGCGCCAATGTTGATAGGCGAGGTAATATTCTTGGTGAGAACGGAAACCCTATCTGTCAGAAAAGTGACAGGCATGGGCATGTAGAAGATGGAGAAATGTATCGCCATAGCGGAAAGCATGGATCATTGGCCAATGGCGCAACGACTGACCATATCATTTCAATCGTCGGCCAAGATTGCCATTTGATAACAGCTCACGCTGACATCCAGCAATCGCCAGTCACCGGCCCTGTATTTATTTACATCTACGAATCTCCAACATACTCGGCTATCGGAACCGCTGCGAGTGTGATTAACGCTAATCGCAATTACTCTGACAATCCGGCAAATCCGCTTATCTACGAAGCTCCGACAATCACCGCCGTAGGGACTCTTCTACATACGAAAATGATAACAGGTTCGATTCAGGGCGGAAAAACCGAGCCTGACGAGATTGAGGTTATTTTAAAGGCTGGGTTGAAATACCTCGTGAGGGTTTCAAATGAGTCTGGAAGTTCAGTATCAGAGCACACAGTCGCAATGGATTTATATCCAGAGACAGTTCCGGCTCCATTGCCTTGAGGTGAATGATGGCTATTGTTGTTGAGGACGGAACACAGGTTGCAGGATCGAACAGCTACGTATCGAGGGCTGACCTTATCGCGTATGCAGCCACGTTTGGCGTGACTATTGCCGATACCACAGCATCCGATGCATACCTTGTCGAATCGGCCTCCTACATCAACCAGCATGAGCAAGTATTCAATGGCAACCGAACCGCACGTGATCAGTCTATGCCGTGGCCGCGCTATGCTGTGGTGATTGACGACTGGTATTGGAATCACAACGAGATTCCGACAAACGTCAAGCTGGCTCAATATCACTATGCCATGGACATCGCATCTGGTATCGATCTCTGGAACAGGCCAGTAAACCCGAACCTTGCCGCCATCGAGCAGCGTGTTGAGGGAGCTGTGACTGTTGTTTACAGCCGGTCAAAGGGTATGACCGAGATGGGTGCGCAGCAAGGCGAGTATCAGAGCAAGGGCGATGCGTATCTTGCCACGTTTATCCGCAGTTCAGGGCCAATGATCTCCCTGCAACGCAACTGATGACAGCCGCCACCTTTTACATAGGCATGGCAGCTACGGCTAAGTCGCTGCTGGCCAGATATGGCACGACTGTCACTCTGCATCGTGTAACAGGAGAGACATTTGACCCTGTGACGGGTGCAACTGTAGCCGGTTCCGATGCGAGCGTAACGACTACGGGTGTGCTGCTGAAATATGCTGAGAATGCCATCGATGGCGTTTCTATCATGGCTGGAGATAGGAAGCTGGTACTGAGCAATGAGCAAGAGCCTTTGCCATCTGACAATCCGGTGATTGGTGGCGAAAACTGGTCAATCGTAAGCATTGATCCAGTGAAGCCGGACGATGCGACTCCGGTTGTTTATTTCGTACAGGTTAGGAGGTGAGTATGAACGTGAAAGTGAAAAGCAAGGCGAACGGAGATGTCATTGAAGTGCATGAGAAGGATGCATCTATTCTCGTCGCATCAGGAAAGTTCGAGGCCGTGAAGGAAAAGAAGGTCAAGGATGTCGTGGGCGAGTGATTTGAATCGACTTTGCACGAATGGATGGCATGACCTTGGTAAATTGTGCAAGGCCGTGAAGATCGAGCTTTTCTCTGGCGTCGTGTCCGATACACGCGTCGATACTGGTCGCCTTAAGGGAAACTGGCAGATAAGCGAGAGTGAACCGGCAAGTGGGACTGTTGACCGTCTTGACCCGTCCGGTTCACAGGTTGATGCAGAAATCCATCGTGCTGCATCTGAAGATGGCAAGACGTATTTCGTGAACAACCTGCCATATGCGAAGGTGTGGGAAGAGCGTGATGCGATGATTGGACGGAACGTCGCCAGAGTACGCCAGAACGTGCGCGAGATGGCTAAGAAGGTGAAAGGGTGAGCATCAAGATCGACCAGGCGCTGACCAATGCGATTGTAGGCGGTGGCCTAGCCATCGACCTTGTGCATGAGAATGGTGCCTATTCGGTGTGGGGTGGATCGTCATACTCGACAGGGCTTGGTTCATACACGCCTACGAATGGCAGACCGTATGCAGAGCTTCGGACATTCCCGGCGAATAAGGTCGCATATTCGCTGAATACGAGCGATGAGGATGTAGGCCTATTTCAAGTGATTCTTCACTATCCACCGGATGCGGGATCGATAGTTGCAAAGACGCAAGCTGAGGCCGTCCGCGCATTGCTTGCGATTGGAACGGTGTTAACATATAGCGGGCAGAGTGTAGAGATTGTTGGAAATTCACGGGACGGAGGCGTTGCCGATGGTGGATTTTTCAAGGTTATAGTGAGAGCAAACTATAGGGCATTCACAGCCCGATAAAAGGAGAGTGAAAAATGGCGATTGCATCTGTTAATGGAACTACTTTGGGGGTATCGGCAAGCCTTCCGACTACCTATGACTCGAACGTAACTACTGGCTATCCGTCGCTGCCGTTCACGGCAGTTGGCGAGGTTGTAGATGTTGGCGATCTGGCGAAGGCTTACAGCGTTATTTCTCATCAGGGCATCGGAGTTGATTACCCGACCAAGCTGAAAGGAACCTACGATGTCGGCAATATCACGATCACTCTTGCGCGTGTGACTGCCGATGCCGGTCAGGTGATTCTCGATGCCGCGCTGGCTGCTTCCGCGAGCTATGCGTTCCAGATTACGCTTCCTAGCGGTGGAGTTGGTAATTTCACTGGCAAGGTTCTGAAAAAGGGCATTTCCGCGATCAAGACGAACGGCGTCGAGATGACCGCCGTTGAAATCGCAATCGACCCGCAGACTGTTTACGAGGCATAAGGCATGAGCATTGATCTGAATGACCTGAACTTTGAGAAGAATGCCGAGATTGGCGCTGATTTGGAGCTTGACCATCCGGTAACTGGCGATCCTACTGGCATCGTCATCCGGCTTGCTGGCACTGACTCCGTTGCATATCGACGCAAGCAACGCGAAATCCAGACGAAGCGAATCGGCCAGCTTGCACGCGGCAAGAAGGCAGACTATTCATGCACTGAGCAGGATGCGTGTGACCTTCTGGCTGCATGCACTCTCGGATGGGAAGGGCTTATTGAGGGTGGAGAGCCGGTTGAGTTCTCCACTCAGGCAGCATCCGACCTGTACGCCAGACACGCATGGATTCGCGAGCAGGTTGACATGTTTGTTGGCGACCGCGCCAATTTTTTCAAGACTGCGTAGAGCAGGCCGAACTCTACGTCAGACAGCTTGCGTGGCTCTCGTCCCATTATCCTAGCGAGGATGGAGAACGGGAGGCACGCGCAGCCAGGATTGAAAGGCTATCTGATGACCCTGATTATCAGATGCCGGAGATAGGCGAGGCCGGGTATCTAGTCGGCTACCTATCGGAGATAGGCGAGGCCATATCGACTGGCACTAGCCTTGCACCGATAGGCTGGCGCGACGTGAAGGCTTGGAGCGAGTGCGGAGGTGTTGCGCTTGCTCCGGATGAATACAAGGCATTGATTCGCCTATCACGGGCTTACGTTGCCGAGTATTTCAAGGCCGATGGTGTCGAATGCGATATGCCTCACGTTCGGCAGATGCCTACAAAGGCTGCCGTTGAGCAAAGAATGAAGTCGCTGTTTGCGATGTTAAGGGAGCCAGCCGATGAGTAATGACATTGTAACCATTGGTCTAGCTGTCGATTCTTCGCAAGTCAAAGAAGGCACGTCTGAACTCGATAAATTCGGCAGGAAGGCAAGCCAGACCGAGATGGCTACCGACGGCCTGAATGTTAAGCTTGCGTCACTGGCTGCGTCTGCACTCTCCGTAGCCAGTGCGCTTGCTGGCATAAAGGCTGTCATCAGCACGTCGGCTGAATTTGAGCAATATCAGATCAGGATGCAGCACCTTCTAGGTTCGGTTCAGGAAGGCAACAAGGCGTTCAATGATATGATCGTTTTGGCTCGAAAGATGCCGTTCGAGTTCAAGGACATCATGGGTGCTGCTACACAGCTTTCCGGCGTCGTGAAGGGTGGCGCTGACGAGATCAATAGGCTGATGCCGATGATTGGCGACCTTGCAGCCGTATCTGGACTATCAATTCAGCAGACTACAGATCAGGTGGCACGCATGTTCTCAGCCGGTGCATCATCGGCTGATATGTTCCGTGAGCGCGGCATCCTATCAATGCTCGGCTTCCAGTCTGGCGTTACATATAGCGTGCAGCAAACGCGCGAAATGCTGATCAATGCATGGGAAGAGCCGACATCGAAGTTCAGAGGTGCGTCTCTCGACCTTGCGAAGTCATGGGACGGCTTGATGTCCATGATGGGAGACCAGTGGACGCTGTTCAAGAAATCGGTAGGTGATGCGGGTGCGTTCGGTGCTACAAAGGGTGCATTGCAAGGGCTTCTTGATGAGTTGAACGCAAACACAAAGGGCGCTGAAAACCTTTCCGTAATATTGTCAGATGGAATTGTGAACTCCATAGAGGCGACAGTTACCGCCATCGCGCTAGGAACTAAGTCGTTTTATGGATTTGAATCGTCCGTTAAGATGACTACGGCAGAGCTTTTCCATCTTGGAGGAGAGGCTGTTGATTTCATTCTTGCTGGACTTGACAAGATGTATGGCGCATTGGCAATGCTTCCTGGGAGTGTCGGAGAGCCGTATGCACAGGCACAAAAAACAATCGAGGAAGCCCGCAAGACGGTGCAAGGCTTTGCGAGTGCTGCGAATGACGATGTAGATAGCATCGCTAGGCAGTTCACAGTCACATCTGACAAGATTGATGCAGAAGCCGTTAAAATGATTTCTGCAATCGAGAAAGGAAAGGCTGCTGCTGGACAGTCTCCGATTAACACAATTGGCGGAGATCATGCTGCAACCGATCCGATCACTGGAGGCGACCCGCAACTAACAGCGAAACAGCTTCAGCAGCGCCTCCAGACAATCGATCAAAGCTTGATGACTGAAACGGAGTCTATCCAGAACGCCTACGCGCAGCGCAGCGAAATCGTGCAACAGGCGGTGGATAATCATCTTATCACTGCCGCTAGAGGGCATCAGATAGAGCTTCGCCTTGAGAAGCAGAAGAATGATGCAATGGCGGCTCTTGATAAGAAGGCGCATCAAGAGCGTCTTGCTGGCGTTCAGGGGATGTTCTCGAACCTTTCGTCTTTGATGAACACGCACAATCGAGCCGCGTTCGAGGTTGGAAAGGCGGCTGCCATTGCAAACACCGTTATCACAACATATTCGTCGGCGCAGAAGGCGTTCGACTCGCTTGCTGGCATACCGGTTGTTGGGCCGGCTTTAGGCGCTGCGGCGGCGGCGGCTGCTATTGCCGCAGGTGTAGCACGAGTTCAGGCTATCCAGTCAACGTCGTTCGGCTCGCAATCGGCAGGAGTTGCGGCAGGCGGTGGAACCCCTAACGTCGGAGGCGGCGGTACGGCTGTCCCAAACAGCGTGCAGCCTGCGCAGCAAGGTCAGCAAGGGCAGCAGCCGGCGCAGGTGCAGATTCACCTGCACGGCGATCCTAGCCTTGTGGATGATGGAACGCTTGCGCGGGTAGGTGAGAAGCTGGCCCCGATCATCCAACAGAATTTTGATCGCAATGCACAAATGGCGGTGAGCGCATGACTGATGATCCATTGATTCTTTACGGCAACAAGATCCCGGACCAGTACAGCATGGTGGCAGGCGTCGAGCAGTCTGGGCTGCTGTTCGGAGAGGCGCAGACGTGGGACTGCCTGCGCAACTGGATCGTGACCACCGACGGAACTGGAGTGGTTACTGTGCAGCTCGACTACCTTGCCGACCCGGGCCTTGCTTACCTTATTCTTGGAGCGCACAGACACGATACGGCTGGGGCGCGATTCTCCGGAGGATCGGTGCAGCTGCAATACTGGAACGGCTCTGCCTATGCGAATTGCCTTGCAGCAACGGCGATCACCGCCGCGACCAACGAGCCGAGCCTGCACCAGCTTTCGGCCCACACAATTGTTGTCGCATCCGGCTACTATTCATATCGCATGACGATTTCCGGAATGCTGACCAATTCCGATATCGCGTTGCCGGAGCTATTTCTCGGAGATGCGATGGTGATGCCAAGCCTAAGCCTTGGATTTGACCCGCTTACCGAGGAGTGGGACGGACCTAAATTCCAGACGGAGAGCGGAAGGATTTACGAGTCCGCCATCTCACGAAGATATGTATCGTCTCCGAAGTGGGGTCCAATCATAGGTTCTGCCAAGGCTCTTGAGATCGATGCATTTCGCGAAAATCACATCGAGAACAGAACTCCGTTCTGGTGGTTCTGGTCTCCACTCTCCTACCCAACGCAGGGCTTTATGATGCGACACAATGGAAAGACTGTGTCTATGCCTATCAATGCTGCTGGCTACAGAAGCTTCTCGATTGACATGGTTGAGGCAGTTTAAGCGTGCTGAATGTGCCGTATACAATAGCGGAGGCTGCAAGGTCGCAGGCCGGTCAATACAGCCCGGCGATGTTTCTAGACATCTATGCCGATACAGGGCCGATGGACGAATGCTCGACATCGAGCCGATGGAAGGGGACCAACGACCCCGCCGTCGTCAACGACACGGGTGTTGATGCGACTCGAAATGCCGGCGCCATCGTGCTTGCGGCCGGTGCGCCGGTTTCGGCCGCGCATGCCGGCACGGACGTGTTGGTCTCCACGCTGACAGCAACCATCCGGCGCACCGACAAGTACCACTACAATGGAACGCTGGGAAAGCTTGGCGGATCAAGCTACGGATACGACGGCACTGACTTCCAGCTGCTGGTCAACAACACGGCCGTCTACCAGTCATTCAGCGCCAGCACGACGCAGATCATCGATTCGATGATCGTGGTGGCTAGATATACCGGAACGCAGGCCATGCCGGTTCGCGTGCGCATCATCAATGCCGCCACCGGCAACCAGGTCGGCAAATCGGTATCGTTCACGCCGACCGCTTCCGTTGCACAGCATACGCTGACCGGGTTCTCCGCCGGAGTCGTCGCCGGCCGATCCTATCGCCTGCAGTTCGAGGCGACACCGCCATCGATCATCGGATCGCTGCTGCCTGGCCCTGGAGGAATTACCGACTACACCTGCAACGTCGAGCTGTATGGATACAGCCCGACCGATGCGACATGGCGCATCGCGTTAGGAACAGGCACATGGATATCCACCGGAGGCAAGCCTAACTACATTACCAGCGGCAACTTCCAGCGCACGCTGGATGTCGGATCAATTCCGGTAGACACCGGCACGCTGTCTATCTCCGACATCGTGCCGACAGGATGCTCGATGACGATCGACGCCTACTATACCGACTCTGCCGCCGTCGCCGCATCGTCATCGCTCACAGGGTGGACGCTGTTCTATTCGCCGGTGAAGTCTGGAGCCACGCTGACACAGCACCGATACTGGCGTTTCGACGTGAGCATGACCGCGAACTTGGCGCAGGATCAGTCGCCGGAGCTGCTGTCGATCTCGGTGCGTTTCGCACCCCCTCCGGTGACACTTGGAACGACGGCCGAACGTGTCGAGCTGCAGCTTTATGATGGTTTTTTCCTGCCGGTCACGTTGCCGATCGACTGGACAGTTAACAAAAGGCTTCTGCAGGTCGGATACAAGGCGCTGAACTCGATGTCGGCATCGTCGGCGCAACTGTCTCCGCAATTCTCCGCCTCCATGATCGGCGGCATGACTGCAGAACTTGCGCCGGAGAATATCGTCGACGGGCTGGTGAACAAGTACCTGCGCGGCAACCGCGTCGACGCCAGAATCGGCTATGTCGGAATTTCGGAGACGATGCGCATCTATTCCGGATCAGTAGACGATGTCGCTTTCTCCGGCAACCGGTATCGGCTCGACATCTCCGATCACTTCAGGATCGCCGACGTATCCATCCCCGCCGAGAAGGCGGGCGCCGAGTGGGCGATCAGCACTGCGTATGCCGTGAACGATGTCGTCGTGCATGGCGCCAGCAGCTATATCTGCACGACGGCGCACACATCGTCGTCATCCAATGAACCAGGTGTGGGCGCATCGTGGGCAACCTACTGGAACACCAATGGCACCGTGTGGGCTACCATCATCTACGACAGCACCACCAGCGGAGGCGGAGACTGGCACCTA